CTACACCACCAGAGACACTCTTTCCCTCCACGACGCACTTCCGATCTTGGCACCTGAAGCGGCTACAGAAGGGATTGCGATGTTATAATCGACCATGATAACCTCTTAGTAGCCGCCGGTAGCTGGGATGCCAGAATATCCGCCGTACCCACCTGATGACCCGCTATTGTTCAGCATTTTATACAGCATATTGTTGTTGGCGTAATTGTTGTACGCATTACCGGCGTTATTAAGAGCTTGATTCCAGCTATTGGCCTGCCCAAGATACCCCGACGCAGCAGCATTGCCACCGTACTGCATAGAGCCTGTGCCTGTACTGGCATAATTTTGAGCAGCGCCGCCAAGCGTATTGGCAGATGATTGTGCTTGCCCCGCCAAAGATTGAAGTGGGTTTAGCAAATTGGCTCGGTTGGTTTGGTAACGGTTGTATGCGTTCTGATATTCTTGACTTGCAGCGTTTTGACCGTAATCTTGAGACGCTTTAAGAGCATTGCCCGAAATCAAACCGCCTCGCGCTGCGGCTTGCGCATCAAGTGCTTTAAGACCCTCAGACAATCGAAATTGATAGCTAGGATCAGTAGTAAGATCCGAAGGTGTGAAATTTTGATTAGCTGACCCATAACCAGCCGCAGCCGTGTTACCGCTAAGGCCCAACACATCCATTAATCTATTCTGACCAGTAAGCCCAGCTTGGCGAAATGGCGCTTGAAGTTCAATTTGTTTATTGAACATTTCTTTTTGAAGCGCAAGTTGGTCCGCAGCCGAACTCTGTTGAGCTTGGGCGGCTTGACCTTGCGCGTTAGACGCCAATGCGCCTCCCAAAAGCGCCGCGCCGCCGCTAATTAAGGCTGCTGTGATGAAAGCCATACTAATTCCCTCTCGGCGTGAGCGATCTGCTGTTTGTTGGCAGATCCGCCCTGCAATTCGGCGGCGGTGGACTCGGTCAATTCCTCGACGAGTTTATCAAGATCCGTTTCAGTAGTTGCATGGATGTTGGTCCACACGGAATCTTCTAAGGCGTAGATGGCACGTTTAGCGCCGGGATATGCAATCAAAGTAGCAGGGGCTACCAATTCGACAGGGCCATCATCCGTTGCGACGCGAACACGGCCTTGCGACAGTATACACATATGTTTTGTTTTGTGAACTGCCCCTGTTAGCACTGCGCCCGCAGGAAGAAACATCTCGCGGGCGTAGATACCATCAGCAAAATGGTGCTTGAGAGGCAAGACGACAGGATCAAACGCCTGCATCATAGCTTCAAGCTCTTCGACCTTTTCTCTCATATTTCAGGTCATACCATATTTGTAATGGCCGTTACAAGCGCCGTCACAATAGGTCAACATTTCTTTAAAATTAACTTTAAAACCATCAACAAATAGTTTCATATTTACTCCATTGGTTGCCAAAGCCATGTAGGTGAGCCAGTATAAGTCAAAGCAATTGTTTGCCCTTGCTCAACCACCACACTGCCGCTGGAAACGCCAATTCCAAACCCGCTAACTGTGGCTTGACTTATGACGCCGCCCCAAAATGTCACCAATATTTTTTTGCCCGTTGTGTTAAGCGATGTTACTGTCGACGCGGGGATTGCGGGTGTAATAATTGAATTTCCATCAATTTTTCTAATTTTTGTGTAATATGTTGCGTCAATTACAGGTGAAACAGATGCGCCATTTGAATAGTTTGCATTAAGCACTGTAATTGCATTGGTTGACAGCGATGCGATAGTTCTAAAAGCAGCAGTTACCCATAATGAAAACTGCCCCCCAACAAAAGTATTGTTTCCAGAGTTTGTAGTTTCTGTGCTTACGCAATAATCAACATTTTCATGGTCAGTTCCAAGAAACACATTTCCAAAACTAAACCCATCAATAAATTTTACGCCAAATTGTCCGTTACCATAACTACCGTTAATAAACGTGCAAAATTCAACTTGTCTTGCTCGTAACGCTGTTCCGTTATTTGTTCCAGAACCGTCAGCGTAACAGTTTGCACGACAACCAATAAAGTTGCTATTGACTACATAATTAAGACGCAACGCTTCAGTTGAGACATTATTTGCAGAGTTTAAGATAATTAAATTATTAAACGTTGCGGTATTCAAAACATCGCTGAAATCGTTCTTACCTACGACAACAAGCGCGCCCGCAAATGATCCTGTAATTTGCAAATTTGATAGCTGAAAATCATACCAATCAGTCGAGGCAAAAATTTGTAGCGCAATTGTTGATGTGACGTTCGGAAAAGAAAGAATGGTGCGTCCATTATTTGACCCGTAAATGGACAGTCCTTTTTTTTCATACCCAGTCAAATTCCAAAATGTTGTGTTTGTAGTTGTAAACTTGTATGTGCCTGGTGGAAAATATAGCGCCTTGCCTTGAACCAACGCAGCAGTAAACGCGGTCGCTACAGCAGTGTCGCAAGATGTAGAGTTATCCCCCACAGCGCCATAATCAGTCACATCTATTGGCGTATTGTTTACGCTGGATAAAGGCAAGCTACCCGTTAACAGATTAGGTATTAAAACTTTGGTCAGGGCCATTTTTTATTTCCTTATTTTATTAGTTGTACATTATTTCAACAGTAGATGTAAGCGGAGGCGCTTCTGAAAATGTTAAAAATGTACCTAATATAGTATATGAATTTTTTTGTTGATATACGCCGTTAATATAAACAAGCGTGTAATTTATTCCTAGTGACGAACTGTTTAATGTAAAAACAGTAGTTGACCCATCGCCCGTAAAATTTTGTACATTAAAAGGTACAGCTCCAACCCCAGCGTTAATCCCACTAATGTTGTCATACGTTGCAATAAGGACATCTGTACTGTCGTTAAGCAAAAATTTATATGCCGCAGACGTTAACCATATTTCACCATTAGGCACTCGGCCCGCAGAATTTAAAATAATTGGGTTGGTTTGCGGCGTAGAGCCGCTATAAGATGTATATGTAACTTGCGGCATAGATGTGCCTGCTGCGTAAGTATACAATTTTCCGCCAGATAATGGTAAACCATTGTCGGTGAAAAATTGAGCGCCGCTACCACCTAAAGGGGAGAGAAAAACAGTAGCCATGATTTTCCTTTACCAGTTTAAAAACGTATTATTATTTCAACCGCAAAATGTTGTTACCAAGGAATACCAGTTGCATTGACAGGATTTTTTACCTGATTAATATGAGATTGCAAACCAGTTTCAATTTCAGAAACATTTAGCTTAGTTTTAACCCAGCCTAACACTTGTTCTTGTGTTAGCTTATCGTAATTAACAAACGTATCGCCGCGTTCAAACCCTACTGAGCCATAAGTGTTTGCCGATTGATCACCATCCACGGCTTCACAACGCCAGTGTGCAGTAGTAACCAGACCGTCTAATAATTCACGGTTGAGTTGTGTGATAGACCAAATAATTGACATGGTTTACTCCTGATTAATTTAAACGGTAAAAGACAAATGTGTTTGCCGCTGTTCTGCGGATGCGAAAATGAGCAGATGTTGCGGCTGCAACAGTCAGCAAACCCAATGATGTAACGCCGGTGTTTACCGCCATTGTAATTATTCCAGTTGCTGTATTTACAACAAAGAAATCATACCCAATGTTTGTAGTTACCCATGAAGCCAATGTCTCAAGTGTTGTACCCAAAGGCATTGTTAATGTAAATAGCGTTCCAGTAGTGTTTATTATTTGACCTTGAATTTGTGCGTTGGTCAAAGTTGTTGCGGCTGAAATGGTTGTGGGGGCAGGCGCATATGGCATGATTGCGCCAGATTGAAATTGTGCGTTACCTGTTTGGTCAATACGCATCCGCTCTGCTTGATTGGTGTAAAACGGGATGCCACCAAAACCAGAAAGAACAACTTGCGATGTGCTTGTAATATATCCGACACCGTAATTTGGAATGGCGTTTAAACCAGACGGCGTAAAAGTAGAGCCGTCCGTACTTACAGCAAATCCTGTTGTTGCTCTGCCTTGTCCTGTTACGTCTAACTTGAACCCTGGCGAAGCATTGCCAATACCTATATTACCGCTGGCGTCTTTGTAAAATTGATTTGTTCCAATTGCGATAATGCCTGTGCCACCTGTTAAGGTGGTCGTATAGGACAAACTTGTAAATGCACCTGTATTCGCTGTAGTAGCCCCAACAGTGCCATTAATATTGATTGAGGCTGTGCCTGTTAAATTGGTTACAGTGCCACTTGACGGCGTACCTAAAGCACCGCCGTTGACAACAAACGCCCCTGCTGTACCTGTGTTGACACCCAAGGCTGTTACAACGCCTGTGCCTGTTGCGGTAGTTGCTGGCGCTGCGCCTGCTCCACCTCCAATTACAAGCGAATTTAAGGTTAAAGCTGCGCTAGTAGCCCAAGTGTTTGCGCTGCTAAAATAAGGAATACCGCCAGAAGTTCCCGCCACTGTTAAGGCCAAAGTGCCTGATGAAGTAATAGGCGATCCAGCAACCGAAATTAAGCCCCCGGTAAACGATTGCGCCACACTGGTAACAGTTCCGCTTGTAGCTGGCGCTGCCCAAGTAGGCGCACCGCCTGTTGTGGCCGTCAACACTTGACCTGTCGTGCCGTTTGTTAATGATGTGTACGCAGTACCGCCGCTGTTGCCATAAACAACCCCATAGGCTGATGGCGCAGTGCTGGTATTAGTACCGCCTCGGCTTATGTTTAATTGTCCTGCCCACCCAAGAGTTAAAGAGGTTGCGTTTAATAAAGCGGTAGTAGGCGAGCCACCAAGAGTCAAAGTGACGTTGGTATCATCTGTTTTTGTTAGCGCAGAACCAGGTACATCTGCCGCTACCAAAGCTCTAAATGTGGGTGCACCTGCCAATCCATTAGGTGAGGCAAGGACATAGTTAGCGGTTTTTGATGCGTATGGGTTTAAGGTATCGCCATACGCAACCGCCAAACTTATGGCTGGTGTTGTACCGCCTGATGACACTACAGGGCTTGTCCCAGTGACAGATGTAACAGTGCCACCTGATCCAGTGGCCGACAAAGTACCGCCAGCAAAACTAATTCCCGATCCTAGGGTGACATTGCTAAACCCGCCTAACCCGTCGCCGTAAAGAATAGACGCGCCGCTGGTTAAAGTTGACCAAGTAGGAGCAGAACCAGTATTAGCAAGCAAGGCTTGTTTAGCTGTGCCAGCGGCGGTAAACGCATACGCCGCTCCTGTACCGTAAGCCACGCCATAAGCTGTAGGCGTTGCTGTAGTGTTTGTACCACCGTTAGCAATACCCAAGGTGCCAGCAAGCGTTACAACGCCCGTGGCGGTCGCTGCGGGGGTTAGGCCTGTAGTGCCGCCGGAAAATGACAACACGCCAGTATTGTTAATAATTACATTTCCTGTAGCACTTGATACTGAAATGCCTGCACCAGCAATATTAGATAACACGCCAGTGTTGTCTAACGTAATAGTGCCTAAACCGTTAACAATTGAAATACCATTGTTAACTGCAAGTGTGTTTAACGTATACCCTGTACCATTACCAATTAACAATTGACCGTTGGTTGGGGTAGTGGATACCCCCGTGCCCCCCGCAATAACTGGTATTACGCCGGTTCCGTTACCAAGTAATGTATTAATATTGTTAAAATATCGAAACCATTGCCGCGAAATAATGCTAGTATTAGGCTCAAGCAAATCAACACGAGGTGCGGGTATTTGAGTAATGTTGTTAGGCATTGGTGCCACTCAACAATAATTCAGCGCCCATAATGGAAATTTTAACTGGATCACTTCCAGATATTTCATATATACGGTCGCGAATTTTTTCCGTCATGCCAAGCCGCCGCCAAATAGTGCGGTAGCCATAATTGCCAATGTTACCCATAGATTTCCAATGTTCATTAGACCATGTATGGCCGCCATCATCAGACCAACGCAACATAATTTGAGGATTATACCCCGGAGCTTCAGGATAAGATTCTGTTGTAATGTATTCAGGTGGCGCCCACCCGCCAGGAAAATCGGCAATATCAACTAAAATATCCCCTGCCTCAGTAGTCATTATATTACCAGATTGCGTAGCAAGATTGTTTTGAATATATTCAGCAATAATGCTATCGCCAGTTTCGGTCAACAAACCTTCGCTAGTATACGCGGGGTAAAGATTAAGCCCGACACCGGTCTCACAATCCAATTGCAAACTATGCTGAGCAGTCCTATTCAAATTATTACTATTAGGAGGTAATGCCCGCCAAGACCGCAGCCACTTTTGAATGTTATTGTCGTCAGAATATACGTCCAAATCATACGCATAAATGCGCCCATCATTATAATCGCCAAGAATAATTTGATTATTATAATTCATTTGGCAATTAGGCCGTTGACGAGTGAATAACCCGTTGTTCCATCCAGCCCGCTCATGCCAGTTATCAGTTGAAACGTCATATACCCATGTTGCTTGAGCGGTTGGGAACGTCAGCACATAGAAAGCATGGCCTTCTTGCTGGTATGTGTAGCCAATGGCATCCGTTACCGTGCTGTAGTTTTGAATAGCAAATTCAACTGCATGAGTTGAAATACGAACGCCGCTGTAGCCATTGGTGCGGTAGACAATACCTTGCCCGCGAGCGTCCGCGCCTAACCAAAACACACCGTTGTCAAGTTTGGCAATAGAGTAAACGGCTGCACAACCAATTTCGTTATAAGCACCTTGAATACGCGCCAAAGGAAACGTAGGTGTTCCGGCGTCGTACCAGACTTCGACCGAGTTAGACCCAAACAGCCATGCTTCGCGGTGGTCAACGATAAGGGCCAACAATTTGTCAGGGGAACCTTCGGCGCTGGCAAACGCAAGCGGGTCGATAGATTGGCCGTCATATAAAGACGTTACCCAAACAGTTTGTGAGTTAGGTTGGTTAAACACAAAATAACCATCCAGAAAACCCACTGTTACCGCACCTGCAAAATCTGGATCAGTAATTTGAGCAAATGCAAACGTGTTCATGTTGTAGATGAACCCATCTGGATTAGTGGCTATAAAAATTTGATTGCCATTATCTGCGATGGATACGGGGCCAGTACCAGTTACTGTTCCGCGAAACGTGGCGTTGTAGTTGCTATCAATTTGATAAAACGAATTGCCTGACACGACATAAGCGTAAGTGCCGTTAGGCTCAGGAGCCCATAACCCACGGATTGGGCCAGTGCCAATAGTTGCCAGGTTACGCAAACCCGGCGCGCGGTTTAAAAAACCGGACGTTTTGCCGGTTTGAAGCGTAGCTTCTGGAAACAGATTGACCATACGGTTGTCCGAAGCATTTACACTTCGGGCAACGTAGCTTTGGCCGAGGATAGGTGTTTTCATTAGGCTGCAACTGCTTTAATAACTGCAAAATTGAATACTGGTGTTTCAGTGGTTGTGCCGCTTGTTGTACGAAACGTTATGTTAAAGCTGCCCGCCGCCACCGCAGTAACCATCAAATCATACTGATCTGTGCCTGACTTTTGGTTAAGAATAATGACATCAGTTGCATTTACGGTGCTGTTAGTCACGGTAAATGTCGCCGCCGTTGTCGTACCCGCTGCGCTAAACAACGTAATTGCGCCAGATATTTTATTAAGCGTTACGCCCGTGGTGCGGCTTGTTATTTGCGTAACCGCCCCGCCTGCGCCGGTAGCATAGCCCACTCCAGCCGTGCCAGTTGACGCAATTATACCTGAAGCTGTCAAACTTGTACCTGTAGCCGCACCAATATTAGGTGTAGTTAATGAAGGCGTAGTTGCGCGGACGGGCGCGCCAGTGCCTGTAGCCGTTGTCCACACAGGTAAAGATGAAGCGCCGCCGCCTACCAAAATTTCAGTAGTTGCGGCGTTAGCAAGCGTTTGGTTTGCTGCTGTAGGTGAGGTGCCTGTAGCAATAAGAGCATATGCCGTAGTACCAGTTGCGCGGCCCGTGCCACCATTAGCAATAGGAAGAATCCCGGTAACAGCCGTGGTAAGCGGGATCCCTGTGACATTGGTCATAACGCCCGATGCAGGCGTTCCAAGCGCAGGATTTGTTAGCGTAGGGCTTGTAAACAACAAAGTATTAGTAAGTTGTTTTGTTACTCCGCCTTGCACAATTGGCAAAACGTCTGTGGTTGCGGCAGCTGTAGCGGTTGGAAGACCTGTGATGGCAACATTAGACATGATTAGAAGTTCCCTGCGTAAACGTTAAAGCGTTGGCGAGTACCAACAATAGAATAAGGAATGGACATAATGTCATCCGGGTTATTGATGCGCTTCAAGTTGCGTTTGGAAGTCATAGCAAGACGCGCCACAGATGGCGGCGCTTCGACACCAAATTCAGCGGCAATTTCGCAAGCGAGGTTGTATTTAAAGCACCGCATGTAACCTGGTGGAAATGACAAAGTTGTTGAAAGCGATGGCGCTTGAGCTAGCTCTTGTACTGAAATGAAATGCCATTCCAGAGGTTTAGTAGGAACAGGATAAAGGTGCATTTCGATGTTTGGATAGCTTGTATTTACCCACATTACTTGTGGATAAGTGCTGGTAACTGTTTTAACCGCAATGCCATCGTATTGCTGTTGATTGATTAGCATGATGCCAAACGAAATACCATTGGCTGGGTCAACGAAATAAGTAGCATCATCCATTGTAATTGGACGGTTGCCAATAAAATCGCCCGTAGGGCCAAGCGACTTAGTTAAAAATCCAGCAGGCCAAATGTAAATTTGTTCTTGAGTTGTAAAAATAGAAAGTTTTTCAGTGCTCCAAGAATCCAGCATCTGATTAAATGCTGTAAGCGCGTCTTGCGACGTGGCAGCAGATGGCGTTTCGCCTTCCGCGAGCTGGCCTATAAGACGAAGCGCGCCATTAATTTGATCGCCAGCGGTCGTAGCCATGTAAACTCCTTATGCGGCTTCCTGACGCCGCCTACGACGAAGCTCATTGTTTGGAGCTTCTTCTTCCTTATCGCGGTTAGCTGGGTCAAACTCTACCCAACCTTTTTCCTTATCAGCTTCAACTTCAGCTTCAAGGGTGGCAACTTTTGTACCATGAATTGGATGTTTTAGATAGGTGATCAAATCACTCTCCTGTGAGGTGGGTGGGGCTTTGGCCCCACCCGTTTTTATTACGCAATACGATAAAGCGTCCAAGTTGCTGCTGCCGTGCGGCGGCAAACAAACTGAGCCGAAGTACCGATTGCAATGGTAACCGAACCGGTATTGGCAAGAGTGCCCCAGCCAGTGTTCGTAACCATCGTGATAGCGCCCGAAGACGTACCAATGTTGATGATGTTGAATGCAACAGTGCTGTTGACTTTAGCATTTGGGAATGCCGTGTCCATGTCCGTGCCAAGCGGAAGCGTGTAAGATGCTGCCGAAGTGCCTGGATTTGCAACCATCAACTGCGCGTTAATCTGAGCAGTCGTCAAAGTTGCAGTTGCGGTTGGGGTAGCTACGTCGCCCTGATCAGACAGGAAGACTTCGTTTACGTTGCCATCACCAATCTGATAGCCGCCGCCTACTGAAGGAAGTGCCATGATATTTAACTCCTAGAGAAAAAGGTTAAAACCCCCGCATTTCTGCGGGGGTCAGGCTATTAGCCCCAGATACGAGCTGCCATTGGCGCGCGGATCGTGTTGTAGCCATAAAGAACGTCGATACGGCAAGGCATACGGTCGTTATTGATGTCATACTGACGGACAATACGAAGCGAAATGCCGTTGTGAACCTGACGCGAAGCCATATCGACACCCTGCGGAAGCAGAAGATCGGCGGTGGCGAACGTGATGGCGTCCTTCTGGTACACAAGGTTCTGTGGGTACACGGTAGCACCGGCACCAAGAACCGTCACGACTGCGCCCGACTGTGGGAACGAGTCCACGGTGGCGAGAGCATTCGATGGGGTGTACATGGCTGGCGAAACGCTGACAGAAGCCCAGTTGCCCGAAGAAGCCGTAGCATCTGCGGTTACAACGAACTGCTGCAAGCTGCCCGTGGACTGACGGGTTTGTGGGTTGACGGCGTAAACGCCTGCAACCGTGAACACGTCGCCTTGCTTGAAGGTTGCCGAGCCGCTGTCGCCGTTGATGGCGATAGCAACTGCGCCCTGTGCAGTAATCGTTGTACCAACGGTAAGCGAAGCGGTAGCCGAACGCGAACCAGTGGTGTGCTGGACAATCGACTGCGACATGCTGATTTCGTCGTAGCCAAGAACACCAGCGCCCATGAGGCCGTTCTTGAACTGACGGGAAATCGTGTCGCCTGGATTGAACAAGCCCTTCATGCCTTCGACAAGGCCAGCGTTTGCGGCTGGGTTGACGGTGGCATAACGGTCGCCCATTGGAGCGGCATATTCATTGAGCTTCTGCTGGGCCTGAAGCAGGACCAAAGAAGTCGATGGGGTCGTGCCGGGCGTGCCGACGGACGAATAGATGCCCTTATAGGCATTGGCAACGTCGTTATCGACCGAAGCGGCAAGCTGCGAGATACGTGGCTTAAGAACACGTTCAGCGAAATCGTCCAACTGCATCGTCAATTCTGCCGATGTAAAGTTGACGCCGATATGCTTCTGGCTCGACACGGTGAGCGTGGTGTACTGCTCGTTGTCGTCCTGAACCTGAAGAGCCGCGCCGTCGGTGACAAGCGCACGATCTGGCAAACGGATACGGAGGGTCGAACCGATTTTAGCACCTTCGACAGCGAAGCTGTCGTCGTACTGACGGTTCACGTTGCGGGTGATCACCAAGTTGTTCTCGAGGATTTCGAGAGCCTTGCGGGTGATCATGTCAATTGTTAAAATTGAGTTAGACATGATGCTATCCTTCGGATGTTAGCGGAATTTGTTAGAGGCTTCCATCTTCTTGATCTGTCTGGCCCGATCAGCAGCAATCCACTCAGCGGTCGAAAGGCTTTTTACTGCCCTTGGATCGGTAGTGTCATATGTCGGCGAACCGGTGCTTTTGCCCGAAACAGTAGATATAGGAGATGGTGCGGTAGACGAGCGTTTTACTGGTGGATTATCCGCCAATTTGGCTTCAATCTTCCCAATCTCTTTTGCCTGCATGAGCGGGGTAAGTCTGGAGATCCGTTCAGCTTCTTTAGGGTTCGCCCCAAGATAATAAGCCATTTCTGGCCCAATATCAGACGCCTGAATGGTTTCCGCCATCACGGTCGTAATTGGAAGCGCGGGGTTATACGCGACTTGCTCAAAGTCATCGTACTTAGACCGAGCATCTTCTTCACGCTCATGGTAGGCGTCGAGAGTGTCCCTCTGCTGGCGAGCCATTTCACGCCGTTGGAGCAGTTCTTCAGCCTTCCGCTCTGCCAAAGCATCGGCATAAGCTTCAGTGTTGTTAAACTGTTCCGGCCTTGGTGGATTGACCAGAGGTGCCGGTGCTGTTCTCAGCGCCTGCTCTCTTTCCCACTTACGCTGTTCTCTTGCGAGACGTTTAGAAATAGCTGCGTCTAAATCTTCTTGTGAAAAAGTTTTAGGTGCTGCTTCCGGCTGGGTAACTTCAGGTTCCGGTGCCGCCGTGGCTACTGGTTCCGACGCGGGTAGTTCCGCTAACACTTCATCAGTCATTTTTGATCCTTTAAGATCCCTGGCGAGCCGCGCCAGTGCGGTTTGTTATTCGTAGATAACGGTGGCCGTTACGGTTCCGC